ATCGATGTGGAGCTTACTACTAATTCTTAAATTCTTAGATTCTAAGATTATGCTTAAATAAACTTCCGTAGATAAAGAAGGCCGCTATATGCGGCCTTTTCTCGTTCCTTTTTTTTAACATGGACAATCTAATTCCTTAGAATCTAAGAAAATGTTTCATAAATATTGGTGCTATGGTCACACCGACGGCCACATTACAACCCTTCAGACTAACAGCCTTGTCCATGCACGGGAATGGATTAAGGCGCACAGCAGTGCGGATTACACGTCCTTCATCATTGATACGGCAACAGGCAGTCCTGTTTAGAGGGTCTATCAACTCGTTCACATAGGAGCTTTATATGAACATCTTTACCATCACTGTTAAGCCTTTCGATAGGACACGCCGAGCTGTTAAAAGACAGCTTCTTGCGTCTAAAATCCCCCATTTCTATATGAAAAGAACCCCCAAGAAGAAAAACATTTCCAGTGGTGAAGACTGCTTTATGGAGCGTGGATGATGTTTGACATTGTATGGGGTAAGAATGTTGAAGGTCATTCCAGTGGCCGGGCGGCTCAAATCACATTCAAAGGGGAGCATTTCTGTAACCTTAATACATGGGCTTTCAGTTCGTGTGCTTGTTTCAGCATACAAGGATTTTCTGGATGGAACAAGTTTGACCATTCTCATGTCGATGAGTTCTTCGGGTTCTTAAATTCTGAGAAATGTGAGGATACATGGCTTCCCAATGAGATTTATTTTCTGTTAACAGAGACACAACTTCAATGCACGTTTGCCAAAGCCCTTGTCTCACATCCCCATGTGAGGCTACGGGACAAGTTTACCAACAAAAGCCATGGAGATAAAATGATGCATCTCTATCGCTACTCCTCGGCTGATGATTTTACAAGAATTGTTACAAAGAAGTCTGTATGAGAACCTTGCAAGTTTATTATGGCACTGACCCCTATTCTTTTGATCAGGAGCCTTATCACTACGCCAGTAAAGCAGCTGCCACAAGTGGGGATGTTGAATATCACATAGCAAAGGCTGTACAGGATTTACAGAAAGGTACTTGCTATTGGTATATGGTTTGTGTCTTAGACATTAACCCCTATACGGGAGAGTGTGTCTGTAGTACATTTTCTGACCGAGTGACAGAGAAGCAGAAAATCATCCTCAATCCATCAGCGAAAGGGTTTAAACGACCAAAGAGCAATTTTAAATTCGTTGCTCCTGCTGCAACAATGTGGCCTGAGCCAGATGAACTTGAAGACATAAATCCAGCATGATTACACAATCCTATCCTTCCAAGCGGGTGCCTCTTGTTCCCGTTGTCTACAGTAAACAGCCATGGTATAGCCCACAGGATGTTTATCAGGCCAATATGCGTAAGATTACACCAGCAGAATACATTCGGCGTGATGAGCTTATTCGTTTACGCGCTTCCCAATGTCCATTCAAAGCAGGAGACACAGTGTTTCCTGCAAATAAGAAGGACTATCAACAATACGGAGCGTTCATTGTCTCAGGTGTTCTGTCGTCCTATAAGGACACTTCTGTGGACTATGAATGGAGCAAGCAAGACAACCCCTTGATTGTCACCATCAAGAGTTTAAATGATTTGGGCAAAGTTATGTTCTGCTCATCTTCATGGCTTGTGCGTACCAACATTCATTTGGCTATTGAGGCAGCTGTATGAAAGAACTGACTCTAGCGTTCTCTCCTTATGGCAATGCAGATTCCATCTACCCCTTTGATGAGCTGTTCTTTTATAAGCAAGACGCTTCTCAAGTGGGATTTGAGGGGGCTGATGCCTTTCTTTTGTGGGGTGGAACAGACATTCACCCCTCATATTACGGGCAAAACCCCAATAAGTATAGTGGTGCTCCACCTTCGCCTTCACACCGCGATCAATGGGAATGGAAAGCAATGCAATATTGCAAAGCTAAAGGCATCCCCATCATTGGTGTTTGTCGAGGTGCTCAGTTTCTTTGTGCTTTTGCTGGAGGTAAACTAATTCAACATTGTGATGGACACAACAGCGGACACCATTCTGTGTTAGATGTGGCTGATGAATACTACTATGTTTCGTCAAGTCATCATCAAATGATGGATGTGTATGGCACCAGACACGAGATGGTGGCATGGTCGGCTCCTGCTAAGAGCAGTTTGTATTATGGGGAGACAAGTCAGACGCCTGATCACATTGCAAAGGGTCTATCAGCAGGAACGTGGGCAGAGCCTGAGGTCGTTTTCTTCCCAGAAGTTAATGGCCTTGCAATACAGGGACATCCAGAATGGGTGGAAAAGGACAGCAAATTTGTAACCAAAACTCTTTCATACATTCAAGATTATCTGTTTAGTGGTCGTATTTGGAAATAACTTGTTAGGAGAATACTATGCGTTTAGGAACTGACCCAGAAATTTTGCTGCAAGACAGCAAAGGCTCCCCTGTCTCCGTCATTGGCCTCATTCGTGCCGATAAATGGAACCCCATGCAAATCCCCGACATGGCTCCGGGTTTCACCCTTCAAGAAGACAATGTGTCTATTGAATATGGCATCCCTCCTGCTGCCTCTGCTGATGAGTATGTGCAATACATTCAAAGCGTTATGCAAAAGAGTTTGGAATATCTACCGGGCTTGTCTTTCTCTAAGCTGTCCTGCACCATCTATCCTGAAGAACAAATGCAGCATCCTCTGGCCTATGTCTTTGGATGTGAGCCGGACTTTGACGCATGGACAGGTAAGGTTAACAAGAAGCCTGAGCCTCCGCATCCTTTGATGCGTAGTGCTGGTGGACACATCCATGTGGAAACCACTCGTAATCCTTTGGAGGTTGTCCGTAACATGGACTTGTTCCTCGGTGTTCCTTCTGTCCTTATGGACAAGGGAGAGATGCGTAAGAAAATGTACGGCGCTGCTGGTGCCCATCGCCCCAAGCCCTATGGCGTGGAATATCGCACCCTTTCCAACTTCTGGATTTTTGAGGAACGCCTCATTCGGTGGGTTTGGGACCAAACAGAACGGTCTATCAACAACACGCACATTGACGTTTTGGCAGAACAAGACCTCATTTTGGAAGCAATTAACAACAATAACAAGCAGGTTGCTGCTGCTTTGGTTAATCAATACAACTTGGAGGTGATTTAATGCTGTTTCTACCAGACAACACTGACGACATTATTCGCTATTACAAGGGAACTTTTGTCAAGTTTAAGGAGACAGGGGACACCCTGTTCTACATTAAACATGTGAAAGATGCTGTTGTGCATGGTGTGTCTCAAGATGGAACCCCTTTTGAACTCTACCTGAGCACAGAATTCCCCTATGAAGTGGACTACGTTCTTCCTCGCAAGAGCTTCTTCCAATATGGTGATCATGCCTGTCTCCTTCAACGCATCCCCGCAAAACAATATCAACGCGGAATTTCTTGCAACAATGTGTCTCTAAGTGCTCTGCGTTCGTCTGGATCGACGATGGATTTGTCTCTGGACTTCGGGTGCCTCAAGGCATTTGTGTCTAAGCAGGTCTTTTTAAACCTTGATATGGCCGTTGAGCAGGCTCTGTCTTCCGTTGTTCTCAGTCCACGGTTTGCTTTTGTGCCCCATTCACGCAAAATCTATGCAGATTTCCTATGCATTGGACAGCTTACCCCTAAAAGGAAGGGAATTAAGTGTTTCTATGAGATTTTTCGTCCTGAATTGGAGCGTTTAGCTCTTGACACAGCTTACAAGGTAGTGTAAAATGAATATTGCGTATGTTTATGGGCTTAATGAGTCCCCTTTAAACTTCTGCTCACAGTTTACGGCTGGTGTGGAGTGTGAAATTGAGAGTGTTAGCAACGGAGGAGAAGGTTTCAAAGGCTTTGAGGCCACAGAAGATGGTAGTTTGCGTAATCATGGGGTGGAATTCATCTCTGTTCCCCTTGGTAAAACAGAATTGTTGGATTGTTTTGACAATTTACATGCAGAGATTGAGTTCTTTGACAAAAAAGATGCGTTCAGTCCACGAACATCTACCCATGTTCACATCAATTGCCGTTCTTTGGAGGCTTCGCAGGTCAAAACACTCATCCTTCTGTATGCTTTGTATGAAGATTTCTTCTTTGCTATGTGTGAGCCGGGTCGGAGGGACAACATCCACTGTGTTCCTCTAACAGAAACCTATCTCACAGCTTTGTATGGAAAGGATTTAAAACTTTTGGTGGAACGTTGGCACAAATACACAGCCCTGAACATCCTTCCCCTAAAGAATTTGGGAACTGTGGAGTTTCGCCACCTACAGGGGACAGGAGATTCAGCTCTCTTGGCAGAATGGCTCACTACCTTGGAGAATTTGTGGACAATGTGTCAGCGTGAATCTCTCTCCATTGAAACTTTGTCAGATGAGGATACACTCAAGAGTTGGTGGTATAAGCTGTTTGGACATAGCTCTAGGGTTATGTCCCTCTCTCCTTCCTTCAACAACATCATTGCAAACAGCTTGCTTGATGTTAAGTTTGCTTTTGTATAAGGACTATCAACTATGTGTGGCATCGTCGGCGTAATCATTAAGGCCAACAACGGTCTTACCAAGCGTATAGAAGACAGCTTCTATAACCTTTTATTTGTCAACACTCTACGAGGAGATGATTCTACTGGTGTAATTGCAGTAGAAAAAACCACAGAATTTCACGTCATGAAGGAGGCTACTGAAGCTGCATGGTTTATCCCTCAGTTTCAATACTCTCCTGTTGGTAAACAAATGTGGACAACTGGAAAGGCTCTCATTGGACACAATCGTAAAGGCACTATGGGCAAGGTTGAGGATGCGAACGCTCATCCTTTTGTCGTTGACGATGACTTTGCAATGGTGCATAATGGCACTCTCCTTGGGCATCATAAGCTGGCTGCAACCACGGTAGACAGCGAGGCGCTCGCTATTGTCCTTGCCAAGGCGTTCAAGGAGGAAGACTACAAGAAGGCTCTGGAAGAAATTCTTCCAGAGGTTAATGGGGCCTATGCTGTTTCCATCTATGACCAGCGACACAACACAGTGAGGCTACTTCGCAACAAAGAAAGGCCCATGGCTTATGTAGAAACCTCTGATGCTTGGTTCTTTGCCAGCGAGGGGTTGATGCTTCATTGGATTCTTTCTCGGAATGGGTACACAGCAAAGGACGTGGTTTCTCTCAAGGCTGTGCCAGAAGACACTGTTGTCACTTTTGATTTGGATGCAAACACCTGCACAGAGGAGAAAATAACAATAAAAAAATATACGCCCCCCCTCACTATGGTGCAGGGTGGGGCTACCCCTATCTCGAAGAAGACTATTCCGGTTATGGAATTTGCTGAGCTTTCTAAGACAGCTTACAAACGTCTTCGCAAATCGTTGATGGGTACTAAGGTTGAATGGTGGGTTGATGACTACATTGAGGCAGGGTTTCCTAAAACCTATGACGAGGGTGAAACAGTCTTTAACATCATGGGCAGCTCCAGCAAGATTGACTTTGCCCATACCATTCATGCTACCGTGGATGTGAATGAACTTAGAAAGGTTCCAGATGACTTGATTGACAAACTTTGGTGCGGTGTTGTTGCGGAGATGACCTATAATACAGGCACTCAGAGCCTCTCCATCTACCTCACTGAGGCCTACCCCTTGCCCGTCTCTTTTAAGAAGAAACAGAAGCCTCCTCCGGCCTTGGTTATAGATGCTGATTACATTCAAAGGAAACTTGATGAACAAGAAAAAGCTATCAATTTTATGCACTGAGGGCACTCTCAGGAGCACAAGCCTCAAGGAAATTGCTAAGGGTCTATCAACCATTGTCAAGCACCGTGTTTTGCGTACAACCAAGCTGTCATTTAGACGCAAGCAGTTGTCCTATGGACAGGGTGTAGATAAGATTACACAATACAACTGGTTTGCGCTTCACGATGTTCCAGCGCTGGAATTCACTGTAGATGTGCAGACAGCTATGGCATGGTGTATGAATGGGGGTACGGTGTTTGGTCGTAAGTTCCTTAACAGCTCCTGTGGCAAAGGCATTGTAGTGTTTGATAAGGACACAGCGGGTGCCATAGGGGGCTGCCCTGTCTACACCTTGTACAAGAAGAAGAAACGTGAGTTTCGTGTTCATGTGTTCAAAGATCAGGTGGTAGCTGTTGTAGAAAAGAAACGTAAAAAGGACTGGAATGAAGCGCAAGACACCAAAATCAGAAACCTTGCTAATGGATATGTCTTCTGTCAAGAGGTTGAAAATGAGCCTGAGGGACTTAGACTTCTCGCTTTGCGAGCTGCCAACGTTAGTCCGTCTGATTTCCGAGGGGTGGACATTGGATATAACGAAAAGAAAGATGAGCTATTCGTTATTGAAGTGAATTCAGCGCCCGGCATTCAGGGCAGCAACATTGGTAAATATCTGGAGGCTATTGTCAATTATGTTTAAATGCAACATTACACATAAGAATGTTTATGCTGAGATGGGGCAAGCCAACCCCCTCAAATGGCGCATCATGTACAAGGAAGAGGATGAGTCTCTGTCCTCGCAGAGTGGTCTAATTGTTTGCAAAGACTTCTTCAATGACATTGTTGCATGGAAGCAGGCACAAACTCCTTTCAAGATTTACAACTTCGACAATCAAGTGAAGTTTAATGATGAGGGGCTGTATTTTGTGCTGTCTCACATTGCTAACAAGCCCATGTTTACTCAAAACATTTTGAAGGGAATCAATCCTCAATTGGAAGAAGACTTGGGAGTTTCTCTTAAAGTCTTTCAGCAGGGGGCTAAACGTGTGGTTCTTCTCATTCCACATGAGCTGTGGCAGAGCACCTATCACATCTCTCTGGTGTCTATGCTCATTCGCTTGAGCAACTATGCCAAGGCGTATACATGTTGGGATGATTTCTTTGCCGATGATGCTCCTCTCAACACCATTGAATATGCCTTCTCACCTGAAACCAAGGTGTTCACTAAGAAATGGAAATTCTCTTTGCCTGACCCTCTCAAAGGGTTTTGGTACTATACACGGTTTGGGTTTAATTCAAAAAGTACCCACAAAATTGAAGCCAACATTGTCCATAATAACGGGGCCACTGATTGGACTCGTACATATAATTCACTTAAGGATGTAGAATGAAGTGCCAAGCATGTGATAAAATTCTCTCAACCCAAGAGGCCACCCGCCGTTTCAAAGAAAGTAATTCCTTTGTCGATCTTTGTAACAAATGTTTAGCAACAATTGACGACACAGTAGAGACAGTTGACAGCAAAAACCTCAATGAGAATGATTATGACGACGACTATTAAAACATTATGGGACGCTTTGTAAAACATGAGAGCTGCCCCCGATGTGGTTCACGCGACAACCTCGGGCGCTATGCCGATGGAAGTGCCTTCTGTTTCGGGTGTGGTTATTCTGAACGTGGGTCTATCAACCCATTAATCAAGGAGAGAGAGTATGGGCAAAGTGAAAGCAAAGATGATGGAGACGGAAGACGACCTCGCCTTCCCGACGATGCAAGCAACATTATTCGAGGGGCTGGGCGTGACTGGCTTGGAAAATATAAAATTTCAGCCGAAGAATCTCTACGTGCCGGATGGAAATGGTCTGCCTCTTGGGAACAACTTCTATTTCCCTTCTACGACAGGGACAACAAGCTCTGTTGCCTCCAAGCCAGAAACTTTAATCCTCAACGAGCAAGCAAAGCCAAGTACTACAACCAAGGAGAAAAAAGCGAAAGCTGGACAATATACAAATGCAACCGTTCAGGAGAAGCTGAAGAAGGCTTTGGCGGAGATGGAGAACTTTTACAACCCAATCGGCCCCGAAGCTCCCGTTCCCTTCTAGTCCTCACTGAGGATGCCGTTTCTAGCCTTGTGGTGGCCCGTACAAGCGACGCAATGCCCCTACTTGGTACCCACATAGCCAAAGAGAAATTAATGGCTCTAAAGCCTTTCTATGACTCCTTGGTTGTTTGGCTAGACAGCGATAAATATCGTGAGGCACGGAACATAGCAGACCATGCCAAGCTTATTGGGTTCAATGCCAGAGCAGAATTTACGACGCTCGACCCTAAAGACCTGACAGACAAAGAAATTAAGGAACGTTTATGGACAGCTTAGCAGTTCTTCTCAAGCTTATTGGTTTATGGGCTGTTTTGTCCATATTGGTAATGTATTTTTTTTGGAGAAACGAAATGACTCGATCACAAGCAACCCCAGCGAGTAGCCAAATCATCACGCTTGAGAGGATGCTGCAAGAGCGTGATGCGGAGATTGAACGGCTGACTGCGATGCCGCTTGCAAGCGAAGCAGTGAGAGTAGTTGTGTACGGGAAAAAGATTGACGCACAACACGGGGCACTTAAATTGGGATTGGAAGCACTGGAAATGGGTACGTCAACCTTCCATACTTACCCAGATAAGTCCGACTGTATGTGTGGTCAGTGTCAGTTTGTACGTCTTCGCAAAATCGCCATCACCGCAATACAGGAGGCTTTGTCATGAAGCTCAGAGCCAAACGAAAGCGGTACTGGTGGACATGGCACACCACTGAATTTATTCGCAACTATCCATACAACGGCTGGGGCATGGCCCGTATCAAACATCAGGGGAAATCAAAATGATCACAGCGCAACTCGAAAAGCTAAAAAAGGAGCGGCCATGAAATATATCTTACAAAGGGCTTGACAAACAGGGGTAGAGTGTGGTATACTGAATATATAAGATACTTATAATTATCTTAATAAGTATTATTGTAATAAGGAGAATATATATTGTACCTGAACTAAGTATAATTAAGTGTCTATTAGATTATGACACATGGGAAACTTACAAAGATCGTTTGTCTGTTAAAGACCTTTCTAAAGAAGTTCATCCTTTCTACTCTGCTCTTGATTCTTTTCATCAGCAGAATGTTAACAAAACCCCACTGTCTGTGGGTGACTTGTCCAACTTGGTGTTGGCAGCGTCTCACAAGGATAAAGATTACAACATAGGTGTCTTGGAGCAACTCGAAGGTCTATCAGTTAGCTCAGACACTACATCAATCTTAATCCAATCCATCCTGTCTAACAAGGCTCTCAAGGAAATCTCCTTGGCTGCTTATGACGTAACTGAAGGGAGGATGGAACTAGCAAAACTGAGAGAGATGTTCCAAGACTTTCTTGGACAAGAGGAGGGTTTAGAGGAAGAGGAAGAAGGTGATTTTCTAGTTAATGATCTTGATGCCGTAGTTAACAAAGTCATAAGGACCCCGGGTCTGCAATGGCGCTTAATTACCATGCGAAGGATGTTAGGGAGCTTGCGTAAGGGAAACTTCGGTTTCATCTTTGCGAGGCCTGAGACGGGGAAGACAACCTTCTTGGCCAGTGAGGTCACTTACATGGCTGAGCAGCTCACAGAGGAGGATGGACCTATCCTATGGCTCAACAACGAGCAACAGGGAGAGGAGGTTTTGTTACGGCTGTATCAAGCCAGCTTGGGGTGTAGCACTGTGCAGCTCTTGTCCGACATTCCTAGGGCACAGGAGCTTTACATCAAGAAGACACACGATAAGCTTAAACTTGTGGATCGTGGACATCTTCATCGCAAATATGTAGAGCAGCTTTGTAAAAAATATAAGCCGTCTCTAGTTGTGATTGACCAGATGGATGCTATTCAGGGGTTTGAGGCTGACCGTAAGGATTTACAGCTGGGGGAGATTTATCGTTGGGGACGTGAGCTGGCTAAGGAGTATTGTCCTGTAATTGCTGTCTGTCAAGCAGATGGAACAGGAGAGGGGCAGAAGTGGTTGACTATGAGCCACGTAGCTGATGCCAAGACAGCTAAGCAGGCACACCCTGACTGGATTCTGGGTATAGGTAAGACATCGGCTGACGGATACGAAAATATCCGCTATTTGCACTTGAGTAAAAACAAGCTGCATGGGGACAGTGGAATCACTGAACCTGATTTGAAACATGGAAAAATGGAGGTTTTAATTGAGGCCCACATCGGTAGATATAAAGACATTTAGCAAGGAATACCGAGCTTTTCATGATGCTAAACAGAGGTGTACCAATCCCAAACATAAGCGGTATGCGGATTGGGGTGGACGTGGTATCAAGGTTTTGTTTAACTCCTTTCAAGAGTTTCTGAAAGAGTTGGGATCACGCCCTGATAACTGTTCCCTAGATCGAATGAATAATGACGCCCACTATGAGACGGGGAACGTAAAGTGGAGTAGTAGGGAACAGCAGCAACACAACAAACGAGTCTCTTGTCATAACAAGAGTGGTCTTAGTGGTGTACGGGCCGTTAAAGCTAACGGACTTGTCACTCCTAGTTATCAAGCGTTTGTACATGTGAACAAAAAGTTCCAGCAACTTTATACTGGCCCTGATTTCTTTGAAGCCTGCTGTGCTAGGAAATCTTTTGAAATGCGTTACGAGGATATTTAATTATGTGTTGTGAACCTATTGGGGCAGAAGGTAAAGTAAACGGAGAGTGTCCTGAATGTGGAGCCCCTACTGTAGATGGGGAGGCTAAGGAGGTGTGTGCTTATTCACCACAAGACTGTCCTGTTTGTGGTAGTGCTCCTTGTGATGGCTCTTGTTGAATAAAGGAACAGAATGAAATTTCCGAAACATAGAAGTGACATGTTCATTGTCATGCGTGAGACCTATTACAACAGCGACATTGTGTATGACCAGCTTAAGGACTCCACCCCAGTCGGCGTGTTTGTCAAATGGGGGGATGCAGATGACTTCCGTGGAGCATGTGAACAGGAATTTAAAGAGAAAGGGTTTGATGAAAAGGACTACTATTTCTCTGTTGTCTTGTCAACCTATTATGAGGGCTAAATATGAGTACCTACACCCCTGACCATTGGGTCATTGTGAAACTAGAGGGAGAGAAAGTTACTGGAGGAGTCTTATACAAGGTATTAGCTGGTTGGTATGGAGGCTATGTTGGTTCAGATAGTTGGAAGCTCAATAGTGGAATTACTAAAATAGTAGACAAAGGAGACTACTATGTCATTGAGGGTTATTCAGGTAGTCGTTATCTATGCTTCAAGGACTCAGAACGTATGAGCTTTTACACCGCCAGTATTTTTGCGGACCTTGGAGCCTCCTTGAAGGGTGACGGGACACTTGAGAGTGTTTCTGTTAAATCTATCCTCGACACATTTAAATGAACCTCCTATGCCTTGACACTGAAACGTCCATTTTCAACAAAGGGAATCCGTTCGACAGCAGGAATAAGCTTGTTTGTTATTCCTATGCTTGGAATGAAGGGGGTAGTGGAGCAGAGAGGTGGGAAGATGTGGGAGAGGAATGGGACTCTCAAGAAATGCTAAACTCTATGATGGAGGAGTGTGATCTAGTCGTAGGATTCAATTTCAAATTTGACCTTCACTGGCTCATAAAAGAAGGGGTCTATCAACTGCGCCAGAAGCAACTATGGGACGTACAAATTGCTGAATTCCTCTTGTCCAATCAAACCCTCCGCTTTCCTTCTCTCAACGAAACTTGTGAACGATACGGAATTCCTCTCAAAACTGATGTCGTCAAGACAGAGTATTGGGAAAAGGGTGTTGATACCAAAGACATACCATGGGACATTCTTTCAGAGTATGCTACACATGATGCCGTCATAACTCTGCAATGCTATCACGAGCAGCGAAAGCTCATGACTTCTCAACAGGTAAAGCTGTGCTACCTGATGTGCCAAGACCTTCAAATCCTACAGGAGATGGAAATGAATGGCCTTCCTTTCGATGAAAATTTATGTGACATTAGATCACTGGAGGTAGATGACCAAATATCAGCGCACAAGACTGCCCTCGCCAATATCTATCCTAATATACCCATTAACTTTGGTAGTAATGACCAGCTGTCTGCCTTTCTATACGGCGGGGTGGTTGTTGAAGAAAGTAAGGAGCATGTGGGCTTCTTTAAAACAGGGGAACGCAAGGGACAGCCCAAATACAAAAACATAGAGATTGAACACATCCTGCCACGTTTGTATGAGCCTCTTAAGGGTTCAGAGATGCAGAAGGAAGGGGTGTTTGCTACAGATGAAGGCACTCTCCGCAAGCTCAAGGGTAAGAAGGGAGTTATACAACAAATCCTAGAGCTGTCAAAGCTGGAGAAGCTCAATGGAACCTATTACAAGGGGCTAGTTAAACTCAGGAAAGAAATGAATTGGGAAGAAGGGATTTTACATGGACAATTCAATCAAACCACTGCTCAAACCGGAAGGCTTAGCAGCTCTCGCCCCAACCTGCAAAACTTCAGCTCCGACCTCCAAGACATCTTCATAAGTACCTATCATGAGTAAAACATTTTTTACATCGGACACCCACTTCTTTCATGAGAATGTGATTAAATTCTGCAACCGTCCTTTCGGTTCGGTAGAGGATATGAACTATAAGCTCATTAAGAATTGGAACATGGTAGTGGGTCCTGATGACCATGTTTGGTTCTTAGGGGATTTCTCTTTTGGAAAGGTGGAAGAAACCAAACAAGTTCTACATCGATTGAATGGTATCAAACATCTCATTACTGGTAATCATGACAGAAAAGGGAGGTGTCAGAAACTTCATTGGGAGGAGTTTTTTGTAGAACAACATGATTACTTCCGTCTTAAGATTGGGGAGGTTAAGATGGTGTTATGTCATTTTCCTCTCAGTTCTTGGGAACGTGGGTATTATCAGTTTCATGGTCACTGTCACACCCTGCCCCACGAGCATCAAGGTAAATGGAAACAACTCGACGTAGGAGTAGATAACAACGGCTATGCTCCCCTCCTGCTAGAGGATGCTATTAAAAAGAGTGTGCTTAATAAAACACCTCCAGAAGGAAAGTACAATTGAACAAAGAACTAGACCATCTTGAATATAACGACAGCATTGTAAATTTCATCAGCTCTGTCAATCAGTATGGAGCACAGAAGGTGTTACACGATGTACAGGCATATTATCCGGGTTTCTTTGATGAAATTAAAATCCAAATCAATCGCTTCCCTGTTAAACCAGTGGCGGCTCTTTTGAGGAAAAGGGATGTTAATCCAGTGTGATGCCGCGCAATTGGAGTGGAGGACAATCCTCCAGCTGGCTAATGACCAAGTAGGGATTCAGGAAATCATTGGAGGAGAAGACACCCATGCTAAGAATCAAACTGCTTTTGACCTTCCTTCTCGACTCATTGCTAAGATTTTTCTCTTTAGAACCATCTTCCGAGGTAGTGGCTGGAGTTTCGCTAACGATCCTGATTTTATGCACGTTAGCTCTAGCTCGAAGTTTTGGGACGGGATGAATGAGAAGTTTTACAAGAAATATAAAGGGATTGATGAGTGCCATAGCAAGTGGAAGGACATAGTTGTCTCAGGAAGGCCCATAGAAGGGCCTATGGGACGCTCTTGGACAATCCCCATGGGTAGGGACTACAAAGGGGAATTGAGGGTTCCTTGGACCACCCTCTCAAACTATCCTGTTCAGGGCACAGGAGCTGATGTAATGATGATGGTTAGGATTATGGCATACAAACGTATTAAACAGGCTAAAATAGATTGTCTGTTTCGTTCCACTGTCCATGATTCTATTGTCCTAGATTGTCATGTCAAGGACCTACAGCGCCTTAAAGCAATCTTCGAGCAGGTCTTTGCAGACCTCCCTAAAGAAATCAAGAAAATCTTTGGGTATGAGTGGATTGTTCCCATGGCATGTGAGTGCAAATATGGGATAAATATGAAAGAAATGAAAGGTTTTAAATGAGGGCTGTTTATAGACGAAGTACTCCTATAACAGACAAGCTAATTGAGAGATATGAGACTAAGGGAGCTTGTTGGGAATGGAAAGCTGGAAAAGATAAGAATGGTTATGGTAGAATTTGGTACAAAGACAAAAACCAAACCGCTCATACAGTTGCCTACTCTGTCTTTGTAGGGGAGATTCCCGAGGGTCTACATGTTAGGCATTCTTGTGATAACCCCTCATGTATTAATCCTGAACACCTCCTGCTGGGAACCCATGCAGATAACATGAAGGATAAATCTACACGAAAGCGTATTCACGGCTGTAAGAACCCCTTCGCTAAATTCTCTGATGAGGAACGCGAACTAGCTCAGACTCTCGCAGGCAGGGTGAAGGATGTTGCTGCCCTGTTGGGGATGTCTGCTTGTTATGTGTGTGTTTTACGTAAACGGAAAAGCAATACAATGCAGAAATTTAAATAAATATATTTTAAATAAAGCTTGACAAACAGGCCTAAAGTATGGTATACTAAAGTTATGGAGTGCCAAGAACTAGCAAATGGGTATTTTATTATACAGCAAGAGCTGCAACATCCCACCCAACAATTTAAAGAAAGAAATTAGATAGATGAATATTACAATTCTTAGCGTAGATATTAAAACAGTGCCCACCCAAAAAGGCTCTTACCAGAAAGCTGAAGTGGCTTACAAGAACAACACCTTCCAAGGTAAGGTGGAAGGGAAACAGGTGATGAGCTTCGGTGCCACAGCAAACACCTTTAAGGTTCTTGCTTCTGCTCAAAGCGGTGAAACTTATGAAGTGGAAATTATTAAGAACGATAAAGGCTACAATGACTGGATTAGCTTGACACCCGCCACCGCAGGTCTATCAACAGCCCCAGGAGCAGCTCCTGCTGCAACAAGTAACAAACCAACTACAGCAACACCAGTACGAAGTACATATGAAACACCTGAAGAGCGCGCAGCTAAGCAAGTTTACATTATCCGTCAGTCTAGTCTTAGTGCTGCTGTCGCTACTCTGTCTGTGGGTGCTAAAGCACTTAAGCCCGACGATGTTATCTCTCTTGCTACCAAGTATGTAAACTTTGTGATGGGTGTTAAGGACAAGGGTGCTAGTGGGTTTGACGACCTTCCAGACTTTCCAGCAGATGAGTTTCCTAGCGTAGATTGAGAATATTCCTTGAATGTTGTTTAATACTTGGTTTGTTCTTTGGTGGGGTTTTTGTAGGCATGACATGTTCAGCTCAAGCCTCTGCCCCCATTGAACAAACCGATTTTTGTTATGACACTCCCTCATATGAAGCATGGGTTGCCACTAAGAATGGCTTTGCTCGGTGCTTCTTTGAACAACGCTCTTATCCCCACAGGGTAAAAGCTTCTCACATAGATATTGGAGAAGAGAAATGATTGCGTTAGTGGATGCAGATATTGTCTGCTATAGAAGCGCCGCTTCTTGCGAGCCTAGCAAGGCAAGAGACTATGTAGAGCCCCTAGAGGTGGCTATAATGCGCGTAGATGACCTCATGCGGCGCATCCTAGAGGAGACACAGGCAACCTCCTACAAAGCCTTCCTGACAGGCTCTAACAACTTCCGTATGGAATATAACCCCGAGTATAAGGCCAACAGAAAGGATGTTGTACGGCCTAGGTGGTTGCAGGAATGCCGTGAACGTCTTGTGATTGAGTATAGTGCTTCTGTACAGGATGGACAGGAGGCTGACGATGCTCTAGGCATTGAGCAGGTAGCATCAGAAGCAGGCACGACAGTGATTGCTTCGATTGATAAGGATTTACTGTGTATTCCAGGAAAACATTTCAATTTTGTAACGGGAGAGTTTCGTGAGCAATCTAATGTGGATGCTTGTCGTCATTTCTATTGGCAGCTTATCATGGGCGACCGGGGTGATAATGTTTTTGGCTTTGATGGAAAAGCCAGACAGACAGTTCCCAAATTTATGGAAAACATTATGGCCGAGCTCTCTAGTTACAGCGATGAGTGCGATATGTTTGACTTTGTTAGGACTCTATATGCGGACGACGACAGGCTTCTAATGAACATGCGTTGTTTGTGGATTAGGCACAAAGAAGGAGAAATTCGAGAGTTCCCCAAATGACAGAATGGACTTCTGCTCGTAAGAAAGCCTTTATAGTTTCTGTTTTACGGAGTGGCACCCAGCGTTATCCTCCTAAATATGAAACATTAAACGAGGCTAAAACAGAAAAGAAAATAAATAGTAAAAGTGGACGCCTCGCACAGCACTTTCAGTGTGCTTGTTGTAAGAAAGACTTTCCTGCTAAGGACGTAAACGTAGACCACATCCTGCCCGTTGTAGACCCCAAGCTGGGGTTTGTCTCATGGGATGTGTACATTGAACGTCTCTATTGCGAAAAGGAAAATTTTCAAATACTTTGCCGAGACTGTCACACAATCAAAACGCAGAAAGAAAAGAAAACACGTGCTAATAAATAAATCAGTGGAGCTAGAAAATGGCTCTGTACAATTCAACGGAGAGCTTAGCTCACAAGAGCTTGACTTAGTTCTCACAATGGGTCTCAATTATCTTTTGGCTAAAGGAGCAATTCCTTTCACCAGCAAGCAGGCAGAGGACATACATCAGAATGAAAGCGGGTTTGAACAATGAGTAAAGAAACGGGTGGACCAGTTTTTCCTACAACCGTGCGCGGTGCGCCAGTAGGCAGAAACATGAAGCCATTGCAACGACTTGAGGGCATGAGCCTGAGAGACTACTTTGCTGCTAAGGTGATGCAAGCAGACCTAGGTGATCCCCAAACAGCTGATTCAGTGTCTTCCGAGGAAATAGCAAGACATGCTTATGAGGTGGCGGACATTATGTTGGAAGTACGAAAATGAGTAAAATTCTTGTTCTCCCAGACGTGCAGGCGAAGCCGGGCACCGATTTCACCTACCTGAATAAGATTGGGCGCTACATGGTGGCGAAGCAACCCGACACCGTTGTGTGCCTAGGGGATTTCGCTGACATGCCCTCTCTCTCTAGCTATGACCAAGGCAAGAAGAGTTTTGAGGGGCGGCGCTACCTCGCTGACATTGAGGCTTCTAAAGACGCTATGTGTGCCTTCCTATCCCCCCTGTGGGAGTTTAATGCGAAGGCCAAGCGTAACAAGGAGAAGCAATATCACCCACGGATGGTTCTTACATTAGGCAACCATGAAAATCGAATTCACCGAGCTGTCAATGATGATCCTAAACTTGAAGGAGTCTTAAGTGTTGATGCTCTTGGATATGAGGGCTTTGGATGGGAGGTGGTTCCCTTCCTTGATGTTGTCGTTATTGATGGGGTGGCCTTCTCTCACTACTTTGTCACAGGGCTCATGGGCCGTCCTGTCACGTCAGCTGCGGCCTGTCTTACAAAGAAGCACCAATCATGCATTCAGGGCCACCAGCAGGGTTTGCAGATTGCCACTGGTTACAAGGCTGATGGAAGCCTTCTAACGAGCATCATTGCGGGGAGTTGTTATGAACATGACGAGCCTTATATGAACTGGCAGAGCAATCATCACTGGCGAGGGTTTCTTATGTTACACGAAGTCAATGAAGGAGCCTTTGATCTTATGCCTGTGTCCCTTTCTTATATAAATAAAAAATATGATTAACACATTATCACAAACAGAAATAGATGCCTTTTGGGAAGAGGCCACAAAAGATGGAGGCTTCCGACCTGCTAGGGAAGACACATGGGTAATGGCCCCAACTCCAGACGTAGTGAACCACCCCCCTCATTACACTTCACACCCTTCTGGGATTGAATGCCTCCAGATTACAGAGCACATGTCTTTCCTTATGGGCAATGCTATGAAATATCTTTGGAGAGCAGACCTCAAGAATGGTGTTGAGGATTTGGAAAAAGCTGTCTTTTACATTAAACGTGAAATTGAAAATCGAAAAAACAAACAACATGAAACTAAATGAATACCAATCCGCTGCAATGCACTTCCGCCTTCCTACGGCAGACTCTCTGTATGCTTTGCTTAACCTTTGCAGTGAGGTGGGAGAGCTTCAAGGCCTCATTGCCAAAACTATTCGGGACGGCGTAGACAAAGAGAATTATCCAACCCTCCTGAAGAAAGAGCTTGGGGACATTCTGTGGTGTCTCTCAGCCGTTTGTCTGGATAATGGTTATCACTTAGAAGACGTTGCAAAAGCTAACTTAACTAAGCTGGCTAAACGCAAAGAAGCAGGAACCCTTGATGGTAGTGGTGACAACCGTTGATATGGAAGAATTAAAAACGTTAATCATCCACAACCTAGACATTGAGGAGTTTATGGACATTCTTGGAATGGACATAGCAGACTTGGTGGAGAAGTTGGAGGATGAAATTAATGAGAATTTTGATGAGCTAATGAAAGCTGTACAATGAAAGACAACACCCACAGCATGACAGATTCTCTTGAAAAGAAGCAATACAAGAAGAGCTATCTTGTACGTCTCTTAGAGGAGAAGGAGGCTTCACAAGAGATTGAACGATGCATTGCCTATGATCAGGAGGACCTGTCTTATGACACGTACCCCGACAGAAAACCTGATTAGTCCTTGCATCTGTAAGAAACATCGTCTATGGATGAAGAAAGGGATTTGTGCTCTCTGTAAAAAAGAGGAAACACAAGCCCTGAATAAATATAAACAAGAACGGGGAATTAAAGAAGTTCCCATTAAGGTAATAAAGTTGTGAGCATTTTTAGAAACGCATTTGCTGAAAACATTTTTAAACTTAAGTATGCCAAGTTCCCCGGAGAGACATGGGAACAGCGAGCTGCTGACATTGTGGAGGATGTGTGTGGTACCCAGTGGGGCAAGACACAGGCCCTGATGTGTAAAGAAGACAGAGACCAGCTTGAGCAATATATCCGAGAGATGAAATTCTTGCCGTAGGAAGGCGGAAGTGCATTGCAGCGGATTGGTATTCATTTAGTTTCATGTTGTTTGTTTTTTCGATTTTCAATTTCACGTT